AGACGGAAGTACAAATGTCCTCGTATGGTAGTTGAGGCTTTCCATTGCAAAGAGTACCTCGTCAAGTCCCAATGAGAGGTGTCCATAAACATTTTCGAAAACACAATAAGTGGGTCTGACTTGTTCAATAATTTTATGCAAGTACGGAAAGATATATCTAGGGTCTTCCGTGCCGAGCCTTTTGCCACTTGTACTGAAGGCTTGACATGGATATCCACCTGTGAGAATATCTGGTCTTTCTGAAATAAATCTGGTTGGTTCATCTGCGATCTCCTTTACATCATCATAGATTGGAATTCCTGGAAAGTTTTTAGCAAGAACTTTCTGACAAAACTTGTCTGTGTCGCAAAAAGCGATAGGCTCTGATAACTTTGCCATAGAAAAACCTACGGCAAAGCCACCAATACCACTACATAAATCAAGATGTTTGAGCATCTTCTTCTCCATATTTGTGATTGTTAAACATATCTATTTGATCGCTATGTAAAACTAATCCAAAGTCATAACCTTGTTTGTAGGCATGAGTTTTATTAGTTTCACTTTTAATGCCATACATTAAAGCATCATAAGTCCCATCTTTAAAATCATCTAAAGTTTTAAAAATCATATGTTCTATTGGATCTTTTTCAAAATATCCATCTGGTATATTAGTTTTAAATTTTATTTTCTCTTCCATTTTTACTCCTATTGTTGGAGAGGGTAGAGGGAATTGAACCCTCGTAAATGATTTTGCAGATCATTTCCTAACCACTCGGACATACCCTCGATTATAACTCTGCTTCGAATTGACATTCGCCTTTTTCTTTGACACAATCCAAGATCTGTTCACCTAACCCAAGTCTTGCATACCATTCTAAATAATGCTTTACTCCTTGTTCGGTAAACTTTTTTGTTGGTAAATTCTCTGAAGCATGAGCTTCATTTAAATAATCAACTAACATCTTGTTATTGTATCCGTTATTTTCATCAAAAAATTTATTTAGTGTTTCTAAAAGTGAACCTAAATAACCTTTGCATTTCTTGATACCTTCTTCTATTTTTGGCAAGTCCTCTGCATCAAAGTAATAATTTAAAAACCTTGCTTCTCCTTGTTGACCAAAGAAATCTGCATCATCACTCGATTGAACTGCAAACCAAAACTTACCTTCAATGTCTCCATTGTAATATCTACCCATTTTTTACTACTCCTTCTATTTCTGCTTCTGTTGGGACACCAATTAATTTTGCTAAATTATCAAGTGTCTTTTGACCACTACTGCTCATTCTGTCGTATTCCCAAAACAAGTCAGTTACAAGTTCTCTGAGCATCTTGTTCTCAAACTGAACTCTTTTTTTTGATTTTTGCATAACATCTCCTTTCATTCTATTATTGCAATATTCAAGATTAGGCACGAAGATCATGCCTAACTTTGAGTATTACTTTTTAAAAGCATTAAGTAATCCACCATTGTATCTACTGTGCTTTCCAATCTTTATACCTTTATAGTGGTTAGATTTAGGATTGCTTTTTCTGTTATGTTGGTTAGATCTCTGCTTTCCTCTGTGTATCGCTTTCATATATTTTCCTCTTCGATAGTTTCTAATGTTAATTGCTCTGCAACTTTAACAACAAACCCACCTTTCCAAGTAAGTCCATCAACTTCATAAAGTTTCTTTCCTATTTCCTGGTACGCTTGATCGTTTGTCATATCCTTGTCATTGAGGAAGATATCTAAATCTTCCTCAACTCTTTCTACTAATTTTAAAAGTCTAGTCATTTTGCACACCTACAATTTCTTTTTCAAGATCGGCTCTTCTGTCTTGCAATTTCAACTCTTCTTTTTTTAGGTGTAATTGCATTTCAAGATTTGCATTAACTTGACCTTGAATAAATGTAATCTCACTATACAAAGACGATAAACTTTTCTTCTCTAAAACTTCAACTGTCATCATTTACTCCTTTCGCTATTTTAGAAATTACTTCATTAACTTCTTCTCTTATTCTTGAATTTCTAGCTTCTTCTACATCTGCTTCTATTGGGACAATTTCAAAACCCATCTGACTATGATAGATTTTAACTTTGCCAATCCATCTAATTTTGCTTGCGACATCTTCTAAAGTGCTTTTAACTGCAACACTTTCGCCCTCTGCATCTGTACCTAAAACTAAAGCCTTACCCATCAAAGGTTGAGTATGACCATTATCATATGTAAATTCGAAGGCATGGTTTTCTTTTAATAACAAACCTTCGTCATCTACGAATAAGGTGTCTTGATTTCTAAACCCATAAACTGCATCAAAACCTCTTTGCGAATTTATAAGTTCATTAATCATTTGATAATCTCCGTTATAATTAACAACGGAGATTTCTCTTTCAATCGGATCAATTAAATAAGCTCTCATATTTTACCTTTCTTTCTTTAACTAATTGTGTTGTTTCATCTTGTTCTTCTTGTATAGTTTCCAAGATATAAAATCCTTTGTAAAACCATCTTTGATTATTGAAGACATCTAAGTCTCTAAAATTTTCTAATTGATCTGTCATTGGTCTATCCTTATACTTGTTAAAATGATAATTATATATCCCACATAATCTTATATAAGTCAACAATAAAATGACAGAAAAACAATTTTTTTTACAAATAAAAAAGCAACTGCCACCAAAAACATTTATCCAAAAAATAGAAAATAAATTTAATAGTGGTTTTCCAGATCTGATAATTATTAATGAAATGTTGCCTTTGTTTATCGAACTAAAAGCACCAACAAAAGGAAACAAATTTAAGGTAGAATTATCACAGATATCAACGCATTTGAGGATAAAAGCCAATAATTACGTTTCTTTTTTCTTGGTTCGCCACCCTCAAACCAAGTGTCTATATTTGTTTGAAGGTGGTTCGGTCTGCGAGTTTCTTGCGTTTCGACACTCTGCGACCCTCTCCGTTTCGACCGAAGCCGAAGGATTCCTGGTGCGTGGATCGTTGGAAAACGTCCTGGCTCTTGCGAATCAAAGAGTGGCATGTAAGTTGCAACGGAAATGAAATGGTCGCTTTGCGATCCGTTGCAACTTTGCACCTCTGCAACTTGAGAAAACAAGAAGCCCAGAAGGAGGCAAAAAAATAACCCACGCCTCGCGGCGTGGGTCTTCCCCTTTCTTATATGTATCTGTGAGTTAATGCGTATCCGTCTTTGTAGAGGACACTTGCAAGAGTGTAGACAAGATGAAAGCCCATGTCCATGCCACACCCACCAACACCGACTGCGTTGGTTTTGTCTTTGTAAGTCCATTTGAGGACATTGGCGACATGGAAAGAATAAACATAAATTTTATTATCCTTAATTCCATGAACTGAAATATGTCTGTACATTCCAGATCTTGAAACTTGTCTAACAATCAAATGAACTTCTGAACCCTTTGGAAAGTTGGTTAATAACATTTCCTTAGAGTAATCGACTGTATTAAAGTCTGGTGATATAATTGGAACACCCATAATATTTTTCCTTTCGTTAAGTTACCTGGTTAATATATGGGATTTCGTGGGAGATGTCAAGCACTTTTTTAAGTGCGACTCAAAAAAAGCGATTGACAACGCAAAGAAAACGGAGTGGTCGCTCTGCGATTCTTTGCGTTTTTACGCATAATAATGGAAGGGAGGCACAAAAAAACCAGAGCCACCGAAGTGGCTCTGGGTAGGAGAAATTATCTTGATTGTGATAACTTTAAAATATCAGAGAATCTTTTTGGTAGGACGATTGTTGAGTTGCAACTGTCGCAACATTGACCCTCTTTAATCGGTTGGGCGTTATGCCCTTGAGTCCAATAAGTTTCGCCTTCTTTTGTTTTGTGATGCTCAATGTCGCCACCACAAATACAACACTCATGGACTGTAGTTAGATCTAACTGTGTCATTGGTTTTCCTTTCATTTGTTATGTACCTAATATATCCCATTCAATCTTATATGTCAAGCATTTATTCTTTCTATTTTGGAAACATATATTTTCCCATAAAGATATAGACATATCCCATAGATTCTTATATAACATACTTAACGAAAGGAGAAACGTATGGCGAATACAATCGAAGATATGATCAATGATATCGTTCACGAGCAAGTGGATCAAGTCATTGACGAGAAGGTCGAAGACCACCACAAGATCGAGGATCTCGAATCAAGAGTGGCTTCCCTCGAAGAAAGAATCGAGGATCTTTTAGAAGCTATCAGAAGCGAATACAAAGGTAGCAAATTAGAAGATAAGATCAAGCACATTTAACCAAGGGAGTCGCATCTAGATGCGACTCCTCTCTGAGCATGAAAAGGAGCAGAAGCAACTCCGACCCCTTTAGGGAGGAGTGGTCGCCTTGCGAGCTTCTGCTCCTTTTACCCCCCACCACCTCGCTGCAACTCCAACAGAGGCACGGAAAGACTTACGAATCGCAAGAAAAAAAGGGTTACTTTATGTAATCCTCTTGCGATTCGTAAGTCTTTAACCCCCCACCCCCCTAAAACAACGGTGCGGTGTTACTATATGTGTATATATATGTTGGGTTGATAAATTCATCTGAATATATTATCGTTGGGACATGACATTAGATGCGTTACCTAAAGAGGTGTTACAAGAAGTATTTCTGTTAGAGCAACAGAAAAACAAACTGGATACTCGTGAAAAAGCACAAGAAAATTTTTTGGATTATGCCCAACATGTATATGAGGGTTTTATCGTCGGAAGCCATCATAAAATCATTGCAGAAAAATTGGAGCTAATCGCACAAGGCAAACTTAAAAGACTGATTGTAAACATGCCACCAAGACACTCGAAGTCAGAGATGGCATCCTATCTCATGCCCTCGTGGTTCTTGGGTCGTAACCCAAAACTCAAGATCATCCAAGCCACGATGAATACAGAACTTGCTGTGAGGTTTGGTCGTAAGGTTAGAGACTTGATTGCCGATCCAGTGTACACGGAAGTTTTTCCAGAAACTGATTTGAAACAAGACAGTCAAGCAGCGGGTCGTTGGGAAACCAGTGCTGGTGGTGAATATTTTGCAGCTGGCGTTGGTGCGGCGATGACTGGTCGTGGTGCAGACTTATTGATTATTGATGATCCACACTCGGAACAAGATGCACTGTCCTCGGTTGCTTATGACAATACCTACGAGTGGTACACATCGGGTCCGAGACAGAGATTACAACCTGGGGGAACCATCATCATTGTGCAAACAAGATGGTCAAAGAAAGACCTCACGGGCAGATTAATCCAGGCTATGGCAAAGGATACTATGTCTGACCAATGGGATGTTGTTGAGTTCCCAGCGATTTTGCCGAATGATAAAATCTTGTGGCCCGAGTTTTGGAACAAGGACGAGTTGTTAAAAGTCAAAGCGTCATTGTCCCCTATGAAATGGAACGCCCAGTGGCAACAGAATCCGACATCAGAAGAAACGGCAATGATCAAAAGAGAGTGGTGGATTCCGTGGGAAGAGGACGATGTTCCGAAGTTAGATTATATTTTGCAGTCGTATGATACGGCATACAGTAAAAAAGAGACAGCAGACTATTCTGCGATTACAACTTGGGGTGTGTTTGAGCCAAAGAAGAATGGTGAGCAACATTTAATTATGCTTGATGCGAAGAAAGGGCGCTGGAGTTTTCCAGAATTAAAAGAGATTGCAGTCGAGGAGAACGAATATTGGGATCCAGATATGATGCTTATCGAAGCAAAAGCCAGTGGTCAACCCTTGGCAGATGAGCTACGATTACAAAATTTACCAGTTTTAACTTTTAGTCCAGGCAGACGTAAAGGGAGTAACTTAGACAAAACGACAAGGATGCACATTGTTTCTCCTATTTTCGAATCTGGAAAAGTGTGGTATCCTAGTGGGGAGAAGTTTGCAGAGGATGTAATAGAAGAAGTTGCATCTTTTCCAAATGGCGACCATGATGACTATTGTGATAGTATGACAATGGCTGTTATGAGATTTAGACAAGGTGGCTTTGTTACACTTGATGGCGAAGATGAAGGGGAGGACTGGTATCCTCGATCACGAAGGGAGTATTATTAATGAAAAAGAAACCTGTAAAAAAGAAAATAAGAATAGTCAAAAATAGATTTTCGGATAGAATGTTACCCAATAAAAAGAAAACAACTAGGATCGCATAGTGTCAGATAATGCCTTTCAATATAGTATAGACCAAGCACAAAGACTTTTTGGTAAAGGTCTTGAAGTTTTTGGTAAAAGAGGTGGTATTACCAGTCTTGAAGAATACGGCAGAGAGTTAGTAGAAAAACAAGATCAAGATATTAGAGAGGGTAACTACCAACCAGAATATACAATGGGACTTCGTGAAGCCTACCAACAAGGTGGTCTTTCTGATGCCGTTGGTTGGATTGCAGAAAAGACTGGTGAAAATATTGCAACAAGTGGTGTTGCGATTGGTGGTGGTTTAGCCGCAGCTTTGACCGCACCGTTCAGTGTCCCCGCCGCAGCGTTACTTGGTGGCACGACTATTTTAACTAACATTGCCATGTCTACTGGTGAAGTTGCAGACGAAATGGAGCAAAAAACTGGCTCGTATAACGAAGCAGTCGCCATTGGTGCTGGTACAATCATGTCGATTCTTGATCGTTTTGGTGCTGGTAAAGTCATTCCAAAAGATGAATTATTATCCATAACTGGTAAACAACTTATCAAAAGACTTGGAGAAGCTGGTAAAGTTAGTGCTGCAAGAGAGATAGGAAAGCGTATTGGTAAATCTGTTGCTTTCGAGGGTGTTACAGAAGGACTTCAAGAAGGCGTGGTCATGGGATCAACTGCCTTGACTGGTGGTGAATATACTGGTGAGCAGATTGCAGATAGATTATTAGAGGGTGTTGTACTTGGTGGTACGATGGGTGGTGCAGTGACCACGGGCATTGAAACATTAAGACAAGGACCTGGAGTTGTGGATCTCGTAGGAGATATTTTTAAAAACGGTAGCATGAATCCTTCTCAACAATTCGCAATTCAATTAGCTGGTAACTTATCTAATCTTCCTACAAAAGTGGACGATGTACCACCAACCAGTGCTGAAATTTTACTTAACGAAATAAAAGGTGGAGGAACTGGTGGCGGTGATCCTCGTACATTTGCAGAAAAAGTAGAAGATAATCAAGATGTTGTATCTGAGGATGATAGTAATTTAGATGAAGATCAGTTCTTCTTTAGTCCAGAACTTACAGGCCCATCTGTTGGAAATGAACTAGCTCAAAAAGAAGCAGATGACGAGAAAGAAGAAATAAAACAAAAAGCCATGAGAGACACAGATGAGATCTTGGCTAAAGACGATGGGTATATAGGAAGTGATCTCGAAAAACAAAAAGGTATAATGCCTGACAATATCAGTTCGTCTCTAGGTCCTAGAGAAATGATCATGGAGGGTTACTTAAAAAAAGGGTTAAAAGCTGCAAAAAACAAAGAAAGAAATAGAGGGGATGCAAACGTAGTTGTTTCTCCGTTAAGAATTAAACTTGTTAAGTTTGCCAACAAAGTTGGCTTAAAAAACCCTATCAAGGTATCAGATTTATACGAAGATTTATTGGCTCAAGATTCTCAAAGAGATGGATCTGTTGGTTTTTTAGCTAGACCTACAGTTGATTTTGTAGAAGCGTCAGAAACAAGGTACAAGCCAAAAGATGATTTAACTCCAGAACAAAAGAAACAATTCGGTGATTTAATTAGAAACGCACCTAAAATTAGAACTCCTATTTTAGACGATAAGGGTAAACCAGTATTAGATAAAAAAGGTAATACTAAAGTTAGAGAGACACCAGATTTTTCAAAGATTCCAGAGATAGAAGAGTTAGGTATTAAAATTGAAGTGCCTACAAAAATAAGAAAAGTAGAATCTAGGTTTGATAACGAGGCTCAAAGTTTAGAAAGAATTACCCACAACAAAGGTGGCGAGGCGTTCATGTCTGGCTTGGAAGAGTATCTTGCAAGAAACTATAATGAAACAAAGACAATGCAAGAGATTCTCCATGAGTTTGATAGGATGCGACCTAATGTTACATTTGAAATTAGAAGTGATCTTAACAGAACTGTAGGCGCTCCACCCTTTACAGTTTCACCTTTATCACAAGGTGAGATTATGGCTAACCCTGGATTAGCTCAAGGTTTAATTACAACAGAATTGCAGAATACATTACAGACTACACAAAGAATTTTTAATTCTTTTGCAACGGCAAATGGAGATCCTTTGTACCCTGAAAATGATCAGTCTGTTTTAAATAATAGAGGACAATCGCCCGCGGCTGGTATGCCGACTGGTAAAAAAGCAATAGTAGATAGTATTGCTATCGTGGCTAAAAATCCAGATCAAGACCGAGTTGATGCTGGTGTGTTAACAAATAGTCCTATTATAAAAGCGTATAGTCAAAGAACAGATGTAGGTCCAGGTGACAAAACAATAGAAGAACAACTAAAAGATTTAGGTTTTGGAAAGCAGTTAAGTTTACCACATGATTATTATAATAAAGGTTTTGCGTATACCAGAGCTTCGATTGTTGAGGGACTAGATGATAAACTTTATGCCATATTAGAAGAAACACAAACAGATGTGACAAGAACTATGGAAAACTTACTGGATTTTTCTAAACCAGAGTATGACGTAGCGTTACCACTTGGCGGTGTACCAAAATTATTATCTGGTGCAATCGACTCAGCACTTGACGGAAACGATCCTTATCTTACAAAAAAAGCAGCGTTGTTAGGCGGAACTTCTTTTTCTGATAAAAGACCAGTTAAAAATCTTAGACGAACAAGAGACTCTTTAGAACAGCACAATTTTCTATCGCCAAGTGAAAAAAACAAAATACATGTGTTAGATCAAATGGATGCTGACATGCCAGATAAAGATGCTCCCTCTCAATTTTCAACAGATATTGAATCCAAAAGAAAAAAGATGGAAGAAGCAAAAGAGACGATGGATTATGTTGATAAAGAAATAAGAGCTATAAATAAGCAAATTCAAAATTTTACTTTAAGCACAGTTGCACCACAAGAAGCAACAAAGTTTGCGAGCATGGGACTTAGAGACTTAAAAACTTTTCAAAAATTTATAGTGCCTCGTATGAAACAAGTCTTTAAAACTTTAAGAAGAAAAGAGCAGAGTTTTTTAACTCCAGCATCAGGAGGTACGAGCACTCTTAGACCAAGACAATTTAGCTTTCGTCAAGAGATAGACCCAGATCAAAAATTATTTGCATTTGATGAAATGGTTGAAAGAACTTTGTGGTCAGATGAGGACTATGGAGCCTTTGCAACCGAGATGGCAGAAGCAATTCAAAAAGAGGTAGAAGATAAAACTGGAGAAGGATATTTTGATCCAGATGACGCATTTGAGGAAGGCACAATAACCGATGCCGAGAGATTTGTTTTAAAAAGATATGATGAACCTTATCGTTTAGCTAAAAAATCAAGAGAGGGGTTTGACGATCCTCTTAATCCAGCAGTAAACGCATTTGGAGACATGGGTTTTCCTGTAGATGGTGTGCCGAGAGATTTTTTTGGAAGAGAAATTATACGAGAGTTTTATGCTACTGCAAATAATACCGCAGGGGAGTTAGGAGGAATAAATAACGATGGTGGTGTATCTGATGTAAAATTTATAGATCGATACAAGTTGTTAGACGATGGTCCTAAAACCACTCAAATATTTACAGATCAAGGAGTTGTTGCCCTAAAAAAGTTTTTATCTGGAAGTAAGATGTTAAACAAACTTAATGAGATGGGTTTTAAAAGTCAGAATGATCATCAACAGACGATGAGCACGATTACTGCTCCAGACGACATACACTTATACGAAAGAAACAAAGATGTTTTTGGTTTAATTATGAAACACATGCCGTTTGCATCAAGTGACGCATTTGATTTATCAAATTCAGGAGTGCCAGGTCTAAACGAAAGTAGACAATATACAGCTCGTTCAAAAACATATAATCATGGTCGGACTGAAAAAGAACTTCTTATGACAAACTTTTATAATCCAGGTGAATCATTTGATACAGATCCAGTTGAGAGAATCAGAGACGATGCAGTTAACATACTAAGATATATGACAGACGGAAGCAGACCAGGTGTTCGCCCAGAGGACGTTAGAGATTATGACGCAAGAGATCTTAAAAAGGGTTTTGGTGGTTTGTATGGTATTAATGAAACTAGCAGAAGTAGTTTTTACGGTAATGTTTTACCAACAGACATAGATAAAGCAAGGGATGCTTTTGAAATGGCTTTCAACCTAGCTGTTAAAGATGCTATGCACGAGGCTATAAATGAAAAAGCACTGGATTTTGTTAAACATAAAACTGCTTCTGAGTTAGTAAGAAAGCATAAAAAAGCATTAGAGAGAATAGATACCAGAAGACTTATAGAAGAAAATATTGATATGACTGGTCTAGACAGTGAACTTTCTCTTTATAACAAAGACATAGATCCATTAAGTGATGCTTCTTATCCAATAAAAGCAAGTCCATCTTCAGTTTTTTTTGAAAAAGTTACACAGCAAATAAAAGACAGTATGCCTGCATCTGTATTAAAAGATGCAGAAAAATTTTTGTCGGATGCTATTGATGAAGTAACAGATGAAATAGGTTTTGTGCCAGAAGATGGCTCGTACAGAGAATACATGGATCGATTGATGAGAGATACTAGACACACTGTGGGAGACATGGTGCTAGAGAAATACTCAAAGCAATTTGGATTAGACAATCCAGATAAACTTAAGAAAAAACTATTAATGAACTCTATATTAAATAGACAGAAACAAGGAATTAGTCCTGTTTCATTAAAGATTGATGGTCTTAAAGAAGAATTAAAAAAGAATCTTTCTGTTTTAGAAAAGTTTAAATACAAAAATGATGAGGTTGCTAGACGATTTTTTCAGATAAGAGAACGATTGAAACCTATGCCGTTTGAAGATGGAGATCACAGATCTTCAACAGATACTGATCCAACATTAGGTAATTTTTATCAACTTTTTACAACTCAAGCCTATCGAGGATACATGCAAGGAGATAAAGAAAGAGCAGATAGCTTGCAGAAGAAAGCAGATCAACTTGTCTATAAAAGAGGCGAGGCTAAAAAAATATTTGAAGAGAACGAAGTTGGAGAAGATCACAATAAAGAGATAGAGAGACGATTTAAAAAGCTCAATGATTTTATACAAGATCATGCAAAAGATTATAATTATTCTCCAGAAGAATTAAAAGAAGCTGCAAATAGACTTATTAAACATCTTATTTCATCAGTGCGAGGTGGTTATAACGTATACACGAGATACCCACATACTGGTACAATGACACAAGCAGCTAGAGGAATGATGCACGGTCTAATACATAATCTTACAGATCCTAGATTTGAGAGGTTATATGGCAAACCAATATCAGGTATTATATTCCCTCATAGACTAGATTTATATCATCCTAGATTTTTAGAAGATGGAAGTTTGCGTAATGAATCCACCAAGAGAACCTTTGGTATGGGAACATATGGCACAGTGCTACAAGATATAATGGAAAGATTTGAAAGGGCTGGTGCGGGTGTAGATAGAGATAGAGTTTTTACTTTTAAAAATTTTAACGATCCAAACTTCAATAGACTATCTCTGAGAAGACCAGTACAAGGAGTTATTGATTTATCACCAGGCTCTGCTGGAAGAAGACTAGCAGAAGGAAAGTTTACTTTTAGAGCAAAAGGTGGTTATATAGACCTTAGAAGAAAGGCAGGCTAATGGCAGAGGAAACTAGAGATTTACCACAAATGGTAGAAAAAGCTGCAGGAGCAGGTGGAGCACCTAGAACAATAGAAGAAGAACTTGCTTTAGAAATACAAGATGACGTAGAAGAATTACCAGAGGGTGTAGAACTCGACACTGGTGAAGAACCAGTTATCGAACCAGAGGTTTACAATCATGGAGCTAATCTTGCAGAGGTCATGGATGAAGGTGATTTAGCTTCTCTTGCTTCAGAGTTACAAGCCAAGGTAAAAGAAGATTTAGATTCAAGGTCAGATTGGGAAGAGGCGATAGCCAAAGGACTAAACTTACTTGGTATCAACTATGAAGATAGAAGTGATCCGTTTCTTGGTGCAAGTGGTGTAACACATCCGTTGTTGTCAGAAGCCACAACACAGTTTCAAGCACAAGCCTACAAAGAAATGTTACCAGCTGGCGGTCCAGTGAAAACACAAATACTTGGTGTGCCAACAAAAGAAACAGAAGATCAAGCACAGAGAATAAAAGATTACATGAACTTTCAAGTTATGGAAGTTATGGAAGAGTACGACCAAGACACAGATCAAATGTTATTTTACTTACCACTTACTGGTTCTACATTTAAGAAAGTTTACTTTGATCCAACTAAACAAAGAGCCGTATCAAAGTTTGTACCAGCCGAAGATTTGATCGTTCCTTATTCTGCTTCTGATATAAGAACAGCAGAAAGAGTGACACACATGGTGCGAATGAGTTACAATGAAATTCGTAAACTACAAGTCGCTGGAGTATATAAAGATGTGGAGTTATCTGCTACAGATTCTGGAGAAGATGAAGGATCTATCCAAGAAACAACTAATGAGCTTCAAGGATTATATCCAAATTACTCAGATGATAGTTACACCTTACTTGAAATCCATGTGGATTTGGACTTGGAAGGTTTTGAAGATAGGGATTCTCAAGGGCAGCCTTCGGGTATTATGCTCCCTTATATTGTTACCCTTGATCAAACTTCTGGCAAAGTTTTATCAGTGGTTAGAAACTTTAGAGAACAAGATCCGTTAAAACGTAAAAGACAATACTTCGTGCATTTTAAATTTTTACCAGGTTTTGGTTTTTATGGTTTTGGTTTACTACATACAATCGGTGGTTTGTCTCGTGCAGCTACATCAATATTGAGGCAATTAATAGATGCAGGTACTTTATCAAATCTTCCAGCTGGTTTTAAAGCGAGAGGTGTTCGTATTCGTAACGATGACGATCCTCTTAATCCTGGTGAGTTCAGAGATATCGATGTCCCAGGCGGAGATCTCAAAAACTCAATCATACCACTGCCATACAAAGAGCCATCAGCCACACTAGCACAACTTTTAGGTGTGATTGTTGACTCTGGTAGACGTTTTGCACAAGTAGCAGACGCAAAAATTAGCGATGTAAACTCACAAGCACCCGTTGGTACGACTGTTGCGTTGATTGAACAAGGTTCAAAGATTATTTCTAGCATACATAAGCGTCTACACTATGGACAAAAACAAGAATTTAGAATGTTAGCAGAGATTTTTGCAGAAAATCCAATGCCTTATCCGTATTTTGTAGGTAATGTAGCACCACAAATCATGGCAAATGACTTTGATGGTCGTATAGATGTGCTCCCAGTTAGTGATCCGAGTATTTTTTCTATGGCACAACGCCTATCTTTAGCACAAACACAGTTACAACTAGCACAAGCTGCACCAAATTTACATAATCAATACGAGGCATACCGAAGAATGTACGATGCTCTTGATGTTAAGAACATAGATGGCATTTTACCACCACCTCAACCACCTCAACCAGTAGATCCAGCAACAGAAAATGCTAATTCTATCAAAGGGATGCCTTTACAAGCGTTCCCACAACAAGATCACGAGGCACA